CGGAGGAAGGTGCGAGCGTCTTCCGCGCGAGCGAACTGGAGAAGGACGAGATAGAAGTCGACATTGAGGACCCTGAGAAAGATGTCGGAGGCTCGGAGGACGCCGAAGCGTGTTGCGCTGATCTTCAGGAGGGACGTTTCTCGTATCCAGAGTCGTGGCAGGAGGCGGAAGAACCGGCGCGCATGATCGCGCTGAAGGCGTGGGCGTCGATGGGCGGGACGTTCCGCGGCTGCCGGCGTGAGATGCGCGGCGAGATAGCGTCGCCGAACCGGTTCTGCGGAGCATATAAGGACAGGATTCTCGGCTGGGAAGGGTGGCGACAGGGTGGAGAGGATCTCGTAAATGAGCCTTGGGAACGTCAGCCGCGAGACAGCGAAGGCAAGTTTGATGAAATCCCCGGAAGCAATCTACTACCGAGGTCCCCGGAAGACGTATACAAAGACTTCGGGGATGAAGAAAAACGTAAAAGAGTCTCAAAAGCAGCACAATCTTGGGTAAACTGGCCTTCAACACCAGGGGCTGAGCCGATATGGAAGGCGGCATACGAAGAAACCGATAACGAAAACACTCCTGAAGAGGTAGGTGCTCCAGACTTACTAGATATTTCTGAAGATCAGCTAGAGTCCATAAGAGAATATAGCGAGTTCCTAACTGAGCGACTTAGAGAGGAACATGGGGATACAGTCAAACTCCACCGGATTTTGAACGGTGAAGCAGCGGAGAGATTACGAAACGGTGAGTCACTCCAGCCTAGGACTGTAGCATCTTGGACATCTAGTTTAGCCAACGCTGAACAGATAATACAGCACATAAATGCAAACCCGGAAAGCAGCGTTGTCGTCACGATGGAAATTGACGTTGAAGATGTCTGGCTGTACCAAGAGGCTCAGCCAGAAATGCCTGCTGTACAGAAGGAAGCCATCGTTGCCTTAGATTGGTCTGAGGATCTACAGGATGGAAAAATCCGACCTGTCGCCGAGGCGGTGGAAGACCTTATGAAGGTAGAAGACCTATCTGAAACGATGAAAAGAAAAGACTACCCCAACATTCTGTTGGGTTACGACCTCGATCCGATGGAAGGAGTAGAGTTGGAAGAAGAATCAGACGACGACCAATCAAACTGAAGTAGCGAAGAAACTGGTAAAACGGGACGTTTTCTAAGACCTGCAGACCGATGACCTCCACGCCGACGTAGAGAGCGAGGTCTGCACCGACTGACACTCAATTATGACAGAGACAGAAGAAGCAACCCCGAGAGGCGTCGCTATCCTCAGCGACGACGTCGACGGAACGCACATCATCCACGGCGTCGCAATTGGGGAGAACGACACCACACACGGAAAGTCGGGTAAGAAGAAGCGTTGGCTCCCCTTGGCGCTCCAAAAGGTCGCGGCGACGCTCGAAGGCGTGCCGCTCACGACAGAGCACAGTCGGGACCCGGAGGTCGTCGTCGGCGAGGTGACGGACGCGACGTACGAGAACGACGTCGGCGTCGTCTACGAGGCGGAACTCGACGACGCTGACCTCGCCGAGAAGGTCGAGAACGGACGCCTCGAAGTCTCGCCGCGTATCATCCACCCTCAGACGAGCGACTTGGAGCAGGACGAAGACGACGCATACCTCATCGACGAGGCACACGAGGCGCGACACCTGGCGCTCGTTCAGCGTGGCGCTGCACCGTCGAACTCGGTTGCTGCCGGAGAGGCGACCGCACTCTCCGCGGCGGACCTACAGGCGATGCTCGGTCACGAGGTGGGGGGCGACGGCGAGACCGAGGGTATGAGCATCGATATACAGGTACTCGGGCGTGATGACCTCCGCCGAAGTGGAGAGAGCCCCGAGAGACGGTTTTCACAGAGCATGAAAGAAGAAGACGAAACACACGAGTTCGAGGATCTCGTCGACGAGGCGGGAGAACTCGACAACCCGGTTGTAGTCGAGGAGTCGGAAGTCGAAGACCTGCGGGAAGAAGTACAGCAAGTCAAACAGGACTACGCCGACCTCGTGTCGGAAGCGTCGCCGTTTGACGCCGACGAGCTCGTTGAGAAGTTCGAGGTCGAAGATCTTCGCGAGAAGCATCAGGACCTCGTCGAAGATGGGGAGGTAGAGGATTTGACTCCGGACCCTCAGTCCGGCGACCCGGACGAGGAGACAGAGACGGCAGACCTCTCCGAGGACGACCGCGAGCGCATCGAGGAGATCGACCAGAAGATAAGCACCGTTGGGACAGCCCTCCCCGACAAACGCGTCGGCGATCTACGCGAGGAAGCGATGGAGATCGCCGACGCCGACAGCTACGAGGGCGCCCTGGAGGAGATATAAATGGCAACGAACCCCGGACAGGAAGGCGGAGCAAGCACAGACACGATACCGTACGACGACTCCGACGAGTCGACCGCGGAAGGCGACGCTGTGTCGATAGTCAGCGGCGACCTCGACACCGGCGACGCCGGAAGCGGTCACGAGCTCCTCGGGGTGCGCGCTCGCGGACGCGACACCGAAAACACGCCGGTAGCGCCGGTGCACGTTTCCGGCCCAATCGTAGCAGCCGTCGAGTCGAGCGTGTCGGCAGGCGACGACCTCAACCTCGGTAGTTCGGCGAACGGCAACGCAGGCGTGCTCGTCACGTCTTCGGGCGGTCCCGCCCACGCTCTTTCGGACGCGGGCGGCGAATGGAACGGTCAGTCGGCACCCGCGGGGCACGCGTGGGTGCTACTCTAAAGGAGGCATCATAAATGCCACAAACAGCATCCGACATCATCAGTGACGACGACGTTCGGGCGATAGTCGAGAAGATCAGAGGGAAGAAGTATCAGGCGAGGCGCGCGTTCAGGGACTACGACGCAACGGATAACGACTCCAACAGCGTCGAGTTCCCGATTTCCGGCGCGGACTTCGACGGCGACGTCGCCGAAGTCCCGCCCGGCGCCGAGTACCCGCGCGCGACGAAGGATTACGACACCGTCTCCGCCGCGCATACCAAATACGGTCTGGAGGTAACGATACCTGACGAGGACGTCGAGGACAACGTCGTCGAAATCACGATGGACCATGAGGAGGACCTCATCCGCGCCGAAGAGACGCGTGTCGACGCCGTCGCCTACAACGTCCTCTCGTCAAACACCAACTCCGCCGGACCGATAGACGCGGGGAACAAGGCGGGTGGCGTCTTTGAGTACGAGGACATCACGCTCGCGCGTCAGCAGGCTTTCCAAGACGAACTCAGCCTCGGCGACCTCGTGCTCATAGCGGGCGCTCAGGACATGAGCGACTTCCTGAACATGGACAAGTTCACACAGGCTTCCGAGCTCGGCGACCAGCTCGTCGAACAGGGCGTCCTCCCCGGCGGCAGTCTCGTCGGCGAGGAAGCGTTCCTCGGTGTCGCTGGCGACGTCCCCATCTACCTGTCCAACACGGGCGACTTCTCAGACGGCGAGGGTTACCTCGTCGACACATCCAACTTCGGTTGGGAATCGACCCGCCGCGCGGTGGACGTCGAACAGTACCGCGAAGAGAGCAACGAACAAGACGTCTGGCAGATAGATACTCGCGTCGACTTTGTCGCGACGCACCCGACTGCCAACATCGCTATACAGACTTAGAGGTGACGTATCATGCGTTACATCTACCACGACAGCGGCGAGGCGGGCGAACTCCATAACGGACAGGTGCTCGGAGACGACTCGCCTGTAGAGTTCGACGAGGAAGGACGCGCCGGCCCTCTCGAGGACGACGTAGCCGGAATGCTTTCAGCGATGCACGCCCATGTCGAACTCGGCGAGCGCGCACGTGAAGACATCGAGAGCGGTGACGAGGATGCAGGAGACGGAGATTTCGACGCCGAGGCGTTCGTTGATAGGACTCCCGTCTCCGACGTCGTCGACGACCTCGAAACCGGAGAGTACGACGACCGTCTCGACGAGATACTCGAAGCCGAACAGAGAGGTCGCAACCGCAAGAGCGTCCAAAGCGCCGTCGAAGAGAGGAGGTAGCCGATGGCGTACTCTCCGACTTACATCGAGTACTCAGAGATACCAATGGCGGGCGTCGACGACGACTACGATATACAAGCGAAGGAAGGTGCTCTGGAGTACGCCGAGTCGCGTCTCGAAGCCGACATCAACGAAGGCCGAGAGTTCGCGAACGACGAAGTCGAGT